CCCCAAAGCAGAAGAAGCTTGATATGGACAAAGACGGCAAGCTAGAAGGCTCAGACTTTGCTGCTCTACGAAAGAAAAAGAAGTAATGTGTGCTACATGCGGCTGTGGGCAAAGAGATAAGACTCACCCAAAGTACGGCAAAGGCCCTCATAAGGGTAAGATGATTAAGAAAGATGTAAAGAGAGCGCCAGCAAAGAAAACATCCATGAATAGAAAGACTGGCATGTAGTGGCTAAGTACACCGAGAAGTCAGACAAGAAGCAGGACGCTAAGGACACCAAGGGCATGACCCCTAAGCAGAAGGCGGCTTTTCATAAGGCTGACAAAAAGCATCGTAAGCCTAAGTCTCAAGAAGACGATGCCAAGATGGACAAGAAGATCATTAAGAAGATTAAAAAGAAGTAGCGATTTAACCCCCGCAAGGGGGTTTTTTCGTTTACTATTGCTATTAACGCCGGAGTAATCCGGAACCCTGCTTGTAACACCCTGCGTCTTCCTATGGAGGAATTATGATTAATTTAGCTAATCGGCTTGCTCGTGAAGAGACTGATGCCGATAAACAGGAGTTTGTTCGTGGCTTAGCCAGCCTTAATCAAAACGGTGGTAAGAAAATCGTTATTGGTTTTGCTGCAGGGTATTTGCTATCGAATTGGCTCCGTAACCGTGCCTAAAGTTAAATCATTTCTATACTCTGTTCTAGAGCAGGTTGCCAAGCCTCACACTAAAAAATACGAGACTGCAGACTTGCGTACCCATGCATTATCATATGGGTGGCCTCAAGAAGTTGTAAGTAGTATGACTTTTCATCCTAACGGCACCGTAAAATTTTCTCACCCCAAGCACAAAGAAGCCGCAATGACTTTAAATTACGGTACTCAAGACCAGCCTCCTTCACCAGCTATTACTACCTATATACTGGGGGTAATGTAATGCCATTTATTATTAATGAGGACGAAGCTCTTAAGACTTTGCTTCAAGGGATCACTGTTTCAGACGCAGGTAACTCTGCTCGTCCTGTAGGCGTTTACTATGGGCAGCCAGACAAGGATATCCGTCAGCAGGTATACCCATATATTACTCTAGACTTAGTAGGGATTCGTGAGGATACTGAGCGTGCCCACCGAGGTGTGGTAAACCTAACCTATACGCCTGAAGGCTATACACCTAATCTTAATGAAGATGACTCTATTAATCAACCAATTGACTTTCCTATCCCGGTAGATCTTATCTACCAAGTCTCAACCTGGTCCCGCCAGCCTCGTCATGATCGTCAGATTATGGCTAAGTTGTTTGCACCTGGTAGACTACCATTTAGATTTGGGCAACTACCCGTTCCTCAAGATGGCACAAACCGTCGTTTGGATATGTTGGGGTTCTCAAAAAGAGACACTACTGAAGGTGGCAAACGCCTCTTTAGCAATGTCTATAACATCCGTATAAGCGCAGAGTTGTTTACCCAACAACTCGTTGATGTATATCAAGTGCTGGATGTTAATACATCACTCGTATCTCAAACTATACCTTTTACCATAAATCAGTAAATAACTCGGCCCCACTAAGAAAACAACCTAACCGAAGGAGTAACCCCGAATGGCAAACTTTGCCCGTCCCGGAGTCTATATCCAAGAAGTAGCTCTGCAACAATCTGTTCAGCCTGCAAACACTGCAAACGCTGTCGGAGCATTTGCTGGAGCTCTTCCTAAAGGTCCTACAACTGCACCAGTACTAGTTAGTACTTGGACAGACTTTGTTAAGGCTTTTGGTGGATTAAACGACTCATACCCAACCACTTGGGCTGCCTATAACTTTTTTGCTAATGGCGGCCGCAACCTATACGTAAAGCGTGTTATTGGTGCAAGTTCAGCAACAGGTTCAGTCGTAATTAACGATGGTCCTGGAACTACCACTAACGTTACCGCAACCGTTACAGCAGCTTCTGCTACAGATGGAACTATCACATACACTGCTACTAACACGTTTGCTGTTGGACAAACTGTATCTATTACAGGTCTTTCAACATCAGCTTTTAACCTAACAAGCGTAACTATTGCAACCCGTTCAAGCTCACAGTTTACTGTTACAAGTGCTGCTACTGGTACTGCTGTTACAGGTGCTTCTGGAGTAGCAACAGTTGCAGTAACTACTGCTCCAAACGCAGTCTTTACAGTTAGTGCTGTTAACCCAGGAGAATGGTCTTCTGAGTACTCTGTAGTTATTAAAGCTGCTGGAACATCTAACCGCTTTGGTATTGAAGTCTATCAAACAAATATTGTTGGAGGATCAACTTCAACTAATCTGGTAGAATCTTATACTGATCTAAGCATGACATCTACAGATAGAAATTTTGTTCGCTCAGTTATTAACTCTAACCCTACATCTGTAATCACCATTGGATCTACAGGGTTTAATGCATCTAGGTTCCCAGGAGTAACTGTTGTTGGAGGAGGAACACTTGCTGGTGGAGCTGACGGAGTAGCTCCTGTTCGTACAGACTACTCAGCATCATGGTCAACATTTGATTCTGTAGTTAACCCGTTAGTTATGTACGCACCAGATGCGCCGTATGCTGCAACAGGTACGTTAACTGCACAGATTCATGGCGATGCAGTAGCCTATGCTGCCGGTCGTGCTGATGCGTTTGTTGTTGTTGATACTCCTTCTGGACTATCAGTTGCTGCAGCGCAAGAACAAATTACGGCTACTTCAGCTATTTTTGCTGCAAACAATACAGGAAACATTGCTGCATCTTATTATCCATGGTACAACATTCCAGATCCAACTAAGAGCATTGGCGTAACTCGCCTACAGGCTCCAGGTGCTGGTGTAGTAGGTCAGTACCTTGCTACTGATGCAGCCCGTGGTCCAGCAAAGACTCCAGCAGGTTTACAGAATGTTATGGCTCTAGCCGTATCTACTGAGCACCTGTTTACTAACGCTGAGCTTGATGCTATTAATACAAGCGTAGATCCTATCAATGCTATCCGCCAGGTACCTGGTGCAGGTATTGTTATCATGGGTGGTCGTACTCTAGACAACACCCCTAATAATCGCTATATTAATCTTCGACGTTCTTTAATTTACATTAAGAAGTCTATGGAAGACCTAACCTCATTTGCTGTTTTTGAGAACAATGATTCAGAGCTATGGTCTCAAATTAATAACACACTAAATAGTTTCCTCCGCACCTACTGGGAAGCCAATGGCCTACGAGGAACAAACCCAAGTCAAGCATTCTATGTCTTGTGTGATGGTACTAACAATCCCTTTACCGAAATTCAAGCCGGTAGAGTTAACATTGAAGTCGGTGTTGCGCTTGAATACCCAGCAGAGTTTGTTGTCATTAAGCTTGGACAACTAACCGGAAACGCATCAGCGTAAAGGAGATAAATAAAAAATGGCCGCAATAACAAATACACTAAGTAACTTAATGACGGATCCAGTCCGTAATTTTAGATTCTTAGTTACATTTCAACCAACTGCTGATTGGAAAGACACAGTTAAGCCAGCAAAGATGGGGTTTGTTTCTCTATCAGGTCTTAGCGTAACAACTGAACCTATTGCCTATCGTGAAGGTGGATACAATACAAACGTTCACCAGATCCCTGGTCAATCAGCGTTTACACCAATTACCCTTTCTAAGGGAGTAATGTTGGGTCAAGAATCAAATATGGCATGGATGAAACGTTTATTCTCAGTTATCACCCCAAGTATTACTCAAGGTGTTGGCGCAGGATTCCGTTGCAACATTGACATTCAGGTTTTGAGCCATCCAAATCCACAAGCAAGTACTGGTAATGTAGAGGGTACTCAGGCTCAAGCAAGTACCCCGTATGATCAGCACACATCACTTCGTTTTAAAGTTTACAACGCATGGATCACATCACTGTCCTACAGCAATCTAGATGCAGGAGCTAATACCCTTATGGTAGAAGAAATGTCTCTAGTGCATGAAGGATTTGACGTTGCCTACGCAAAGGGCTATGAACTAACTAATACAGCTAAAGAAATCGTCTAATTAAAAAAAGGAAAATAATATGACTACAGATACCGTTATAAATGCGACAATCGACCCGGCTTTAGCAAATAACTTAGCTAATAAAGCTATGAAACCTTCTGATCAGGTGGTGGCTAGTGGTGCTCCTAAAGTAACTACTACGCCGCCACCCGATACAGATGTAGAACTATTGGGCGGACTACTAGATCCAATCAATGGTCTTATTTCTACAGCAGAGATTAGAGAGTTAACTGGACTAGACGAGGAGATTATCTCTAAGATTTCTGATCCAGGAAAAGCTCTTTTAACAATTCTTGAAAGAGCAACAGTAAAGATTGGCGACGAACCGGCTAACAAAGAGACATTAGATGCTCTTTATGCAGGTGATCGTGAGCTACTACTGCTAGCAATTAGAAAGGCTACTTTTGGTTCTGATGTTAAATTAGGACCTGGACCATGCCCAAGCTGTGAAGTAGAGCAAGTTTTTGAAGTAGATTTAACTAGAGACGTGCCCCTTAAAAAACTTGATGGGGACCACACATTTGTAGTTAAGTGTAAAGTTGGAGAAGTTGTAGTTAATCTTCCTACAGGAAGCACTCAAAAAGCTATCGTAACTTCTACTAACAAAACCTCAGCGGAATTGGATACAATTCTTCTGAAAAACTGTGTTGAATCTATCAACGGTGCCCCAGTTCTTGGCATGGATGACGTTAGAAAACTGAGTCTTAAAGACCGTAGAGATATTCTGCAGGAGATTACAAACCGCAACCCAGGCCCACAACTCAGTCAAATTAAAGTCCCATGTCAGTCTTGCGGCGCGGAGGTACCGCTTCCGCTAACTTTAGCGGAATTGTTTCGTTAACGAGGTTGATTACGAACTGCTTATGGATATGCAGGACTTATTAGTCCAGAACTATCCAGGGTGGACATTAAATGAAGTACGCAATCTAAGTCTTAGAGAGCGTATAAATTGGCTAGAAAGAGCTACGGCTAGAATAAGGCGGTGATGTAAATGTCAGAAGCATATGGAAATATGGAAAGTGCTTCCGATGCTGCGTCCACCCCGTTTTCATCTACGGGTAGTGACCTTGAGTTTGAGGGCATGCCTAAAGGCTTTATTAAATATTTTAGAGAAGCTAAAAAACTTGTAGACGAAATCGCTGAAGCATGGTCTAAAACCATGAAGGGTACAGAAGACTCTGTACGTAAAATGAGTTCAGACAAACCTGGCGCTGGACGTCTTGGTCTTGGTTCTTTTACCCGTGCTGAAAAATTTGGGTTGGGAATTGGCCTAGCAGGTTTTGGTGCAAGCACATATGCTGCTGTAGCACCTAACACTATGGCCGCAGTTACTCAACGCATGGGTGCAGACACTTATGCTGGCCTTAGTGGAATGTCTTCACGCCAAGCAATTACGCAGGCTAACCGTCAAGCAGGGGGCGGAGCAACAAGCGCTATGGGTCCAACCATGGCTGCAATGAATTTAACCTACCAAGGCGGATATACTGCTAGCTCATTAAGCTCTCAAAACATCATGTCACAAATTGGTGGTATGAGTGCTATGTCTGGTATGAGTAACGAGATGGCTGCTGCAAGTGTAGCGGGCATGAACGGTATGAGTTTCTTACGTGCTGGCGTACAAATTCGTGATCCTCAAGGAAATTTAAAACCACCTAATCAAATTATTAACGACGTGTACAGATTCTTGTATCGTGGACAAAAGATTACAAAACAACAGGCCGCTCTTGTACTAAACCCTGGAAGCAAAGGTTACGCAACTCTTCAGCAAATTACTGGTGGCGATGCTCAGTTAATGCAGATGATTCAATCAGGTATTATTGCCCGTGCCAGTGCGGGCAGCGATAAAAAATTTAGCTCTGCAATGAGTAGTAAAGATCCAAATTCAATGCTTGACGTATTGGGTGTAGACAAGAGTTCTCCTATTCGTTCTAATTTTAGATTTAACTCCAGTGAGAATAGAAAGCTTGAGTCAACTGAAGAAGGTTTAGTTGGCGGGTACAACGTTGCTCTTCGTAGTACTGCAGCCCTTAATGATGCCTACAGTGTTATGGCAGATACTCTTGGCCCAGTTAATGACGGCTTAATGACTCTTAAAGGAATTTTGCAGACTCTACCTAATGCAGGAAATATGGGTGGAGCTATTGCAGGTTTTGTTGGTGCATTAGCAGGCCTTACTTCAACTATTTTACAAGTAGTCTTAGTAAGTAGATTGCTAGGTGGTGCTGGTGCAGCTGGTCTTCTTGGTAAAGGTGTTACTACAGCATTAGGTGCTGGTGCTGCCGCTGCTGGAGCAGGTGCTATAGCAGGACTAGGTGCAGGCGCTGTAGGTTATGGAACCGGTAAAGCTGGAAAAGCAGTTGGAAATAAACTTGGAGTGTCTAACACAACAACCCGTGTTGGAAGTACTCTTGCTGGTGCAGGAGCTGGTGCAGCAACAGGTGCTGCGTTAGGTCTTCTTGGAGGCCCTCTTGCGCCCCTCACCTCTCCTGTTGGTGCCGTTATCGGTACTGTTATTGGAGGTCTTGGTGGTTTCTTTGGTTCTGGTGGCCCACACGATCACGGTAACTTAGGTGTTGGCGGACCTAAAGAAGAAAAAGTACCAAGCCCATTTGCTAGCCCTGTGCCAAAAGCAACCCCAATTACTTCTCCTTTTGGTCCAAGAGATAATTCTCAGAACCCACAAATTTCTTCTAACCATAAAGGTATAGACTTCGGTACTCCATCGGGTACTGCCCTAACAGCTGTTACAGATGGCGTAATTAGTATTATGGGAAATGAAGCTAAGGGTTATGGTCGTTGGGTTGAGGTAAAGCACGAAGACGGCACTTCATCTCGTTACGCACACATGTCACAAGTTAATGTTTATAAGGGACAAAAAGTTGTTGCAGGACAAGTTATCGGCAGGTCTGGAGGAAAGAAGGGGCAAGCAGGTGCAGGCAACTCTACTGGTGCCCACCTTCACTTTGAAATTCTTAATGAACGTGGCGTTAAAGTTAACCCAGCCCCGTACTTAAGTGGTGCTCCTGCAGCCCCTATTAATGGAAGCATGAGATCTTCCGCAGCAGCTGGACCTAAAGCAATTGGGCCTCAATCTAATTGGGCAGCTAAAAAAGCTGCTCTTAAAGGATTTAAATCTAAAAATTTAACACAGTTTTCAAGTCCTGCCCTTACCACTTCTTTAAGTTCAGCAGGTTTTAATGAAGATCTTGGTGGTCCAGTACAAGAAATGAATCTTGGTAGCCCAAGCTCAACAGGCTCTAAGTCAGGTAACGTTGTAATTAATCTACAAATGAAGGTGAATATTGCTCAAGGAAGTGTCCAAGAAGCAGATCGTCTAGTAAGATTAGTGGGTAAGAAGCTTACTGATAGTAATGTTCTTAAGCAGATTGGAAGTGCGCTCTAATGGCCACCTATTACTATGTAAATGTTCGTCGCTATCAAGATGAAACTGGTGGTCTTTCTGCAGCAAAATTAATGAGTAGTACTCGAATTACTTCTGCCAACCATAAAACAAACACTAAATTTTATGTTTATTATTTATTTGAAGTTTACGCCACTAGTATTAGTAACTTTGCTACTTGGGTAGCTACCGGATCAGATGGAACTTTTGCTGGACAACTTGTTTCTCCTAACTCAGGTACCAATGAAGACAATGGATTAGCCAATGGCTTAACTACAACTACTGACGCGTTTCCAAACACTAGTGCTGCTCAAGTTAACTTTGTTACACAAGGCGCTCTTACAAATGATAACGGGCGTTTAAAAGTTAGCTTTAGTCGTAAGGGTGGAGCTACAAATACAAATGTAATTGCCACACCTACAGTAGCAATTCAATGGAAAAGCGATGCTAGCCCTAACTGGACAAAGATACCTGATAATAGAATAAATTGGGGAACCCCAAATAACGCAGTACCTAACATTACTTGGACAACAGTTGTTACCCCACCTATTTTTCCTTTAGTTGCTATACAAGAAGTAATCAAAGCCCAGAATAACGGAGATATTCCTGTGCTGCAATTAACTTATGGTTACGATAATGTAATTCAAATCTTAA